TAAGAGACCATTTAGATGATAAACCATGGATTTTAAAAGCCGATACGGTTCTCATCGAGAAACAACCCGATAAAAATAGAAAAATGAAAATGGTTGAACACTTTCTTCATACCTATTTCGTTATACGAAACCCTAAGGCTGAAACGATCATTTACGATGCGCGTTTCAAAATACCCGATTTCGCGGGTCCAGGTAAAGCCATGTATACGAAACGTAAGAAAGCGTCTATTGAGCGGTGTCAGCAATTCATATGGAATAATACAGTAAATGCACACTGGATTCCTATATTCAATGCGTCTAAAAAGAAAGATGATCTTGCTGATACGGTCATGCAAGCTATTAGTTTCACGAAACGCATTGAACCTATACAAAGCGTTTCGAAAAAGTCGAAAAAACTCGTTCCTCGTAAACCTAACGAGAACCAAAAACGGACGCGGTACTCTAAATCAAATTTAGCGTACATTTATAAGAATAAAACCGAACTCGAGGTTCTCGAAAATAATAAACGGTTCATGAAAGATCTGAAGCGGTACTATAAAAGTATAGGCGATTTAGTTAAGGAACTTATTTAACGTAAATTCTTATCGGCCGTATAATACGTCTTTCCTTTAACAACAAAACTGTGTACGCGCGCATACGCCCACGCTTGTGGACTCGCACCTGGTCGGTGTCCCGTTCGCCATGCGGCTAATCCACGATCGTACACTGTTTTTAAAGTTTTCAATGGTATACCCGTCACTTTGGATATATCTTTCAGTTTCGTTACACCCGGGTACCTTTTACGGAACTTCGATGTATAACTCGACGTTCTCGTTTCAACCTTTTTATCCGTTTTGAAAGGTGTGTAGTCTTTTTTCAACATCTTTTTGTACCTCGATTCAACGTTTTTAAGTGTACTCAGTCCCCTGAAATATTTAAGTGGTGCGTATATTTTACCCTCACTTTTACGAAGTTGGGTAATTTTTTTACGAATATCGCTCTCGGATAACATCTTAAAGATTGTGATCGTAGTTACAATAAATGGAGAAAAAAGTACTCGATCATGGTTTCGTTAGACTCGTTGATTACATGCCACGAGAAAATCTTGATGCATCTATTGTTCAAGCCGCTCGGGTTTCTTACGGAGAAGGTACGACGACATCGAGAGGTGATGCAGGTCTTATTAGATATTTAATGCGTCATTGGCATAACACACCGTTCGAAATGGTTGAATTCAAGTTTCATATCAAAATGCCTATATATATTGCGCGTCAGCACATGCGTCATAGAATGGCAAGTGTGAATGAATACTCGGCGCGATATTCCATAGTTCCAGAACAATATTATAAACCCGAAGTTTTACGTGGTCAATCAAAGGTAAACCACCAAGGTTCGGAAGGTGAAATTGATATTAACGCCGATCGTGAAAATGCGTTAAATAAACACTTTGATAATTCGTATGAAATATACAAATACCTACTCGATGACGGAGTGTGTAGAGAACAGGCTCGAGGTACACTTACCCAATCGACATATACAGAATTTTACTGGAAAATAGACTTACACAATCTCATGCATTATCTTCGTCTCAGAATGGAACTCGGTGCGCAAAAAGAAATTAGGGAGTATGCCGAAGCTATTTATGAACTTGTACAACCACTGGTACCGATTACCATGAAAGCATTTATGGATTTTAGAATGAATGCGTTACAATTATCAGGACCGGAAATTGAAGCTATCGCAAATGGTACACCAATTGAATCTGTGGGTGAACGACGAGAATTTGAGCAAAAATTACGGTTATTGGGTCTCGATAAAAAATGTTAGTAGTATATAAGTAATATAATGTTTTCACTTTCGAATGTAACAACGACGTTTGCTTCGACACAAAAGAAATTTAAGAAGTTTGGTAAAAAACTTCGTAAACAACGAGATGGAGAAGTTGACGGTATAAAAGAAAAAATAAATGACATCGCCAAAGATGAAATTGAAAGAACTAAAAGTTTATTTGAAAAACATAAAGATTTTTTCAAAGATAATAAAACCTCTGCCACACCTGCGTCAGAAACGACCGCTATTGATTTTTACGAAAAGCCCTAAATGCTAAATCTAGACTTAACAATGTTAATAATATAGACACATCTTTATAATTTTCCAACAAGTTACCTGCAAAAACAGCCAATAAAACACTGTATTGTACGTACCTCATTTCTCGCCGCGTTTTTTCTATAGATCGTCTCATAGATGCACGTGATTTTTCCATACTCAGAAGAGCCGTACTTATATTTTTTACACGGTTTGGCATTTCAGACGCCGTTGAAAATATACTTCCTATATCTATAGCATCAGAAACCTGTTCCCTGAGTATAGGTTCAAGATACTCTATATACGTAAAATCGGGATCGAGTTTTACACACGTTCCTTCAATCGTTGAGAACGTTTTCGCGAGGTATACAAAAGCCGTTGGTATAATAAATGGTTTCTCTTGTGCCAGTTTTAAAAGATTTTCGTCGTTTAGTATTTCATTTTTAATGTTTTTCCCATCGAGTGTTTCTAGATAATTAAGTGTTGTTTTGAAAAAAAGCTCTATATCACTCGTATCTGATGTTGTTGGTAAAATTACTTCTAACCGTATAAGAACATCAACAATACCTTTCGTATCCCTATTTATTATATGTATAAATAGTTCATTAAATCCTTGTCGCATTTCATCTGAAATTTCTATAACCAAACCAAAATCATAAAAAACAAGTTTACCATCACTTGAAAAACCTAAATTACCGGGGTGTGGATCCGCGTGGAAAAACCCTTTGTCCATTGTCTGTATCACGTAAGAATTTATCAATGCTTCACATACCTTTTTTCGATTAACTTTTGGGTCGGTTATATCGTATAGTTTTTCTGAAGGAACATATTCCATAACTATCATATCAGGTGTACACAATTGTTCATGTACTTTAGGTATTTTCATCCAATCTATTTTTTTGAGTGATTTCCTAAATTTTTTCGCGTTTTTTGTTTCTTGTTCATAATCAGTTTCGGCTAATAAATAATCAATAGATTCATCGAGAACATACCCCGTATTTGTACCTGTGTCTATACCAACCTTTTCCAAGAATGAAACGATTTGTTTAATATTATCGGTATCACTTTTCATTATTTCGTATATTTTAGGTCGTCTAAGTTTGACGACAACTTCTTCACCGTTTTGTAAAGTTGCTTTATGAACTTGTCCTATACTTGCAGATTTGAATGGTTCGTGATCAAAATATGAAAATGTACCCGAATTTACATGTGTTTCAATCATATCTATAATCGTGTCTCTATCTATTGGTGGTACATCATCCTGTAAAGATTCCAATTCTCTCGTAAATTCTAAAGGATATAAATCAACGCGCGAAGATGCGATCTGACCCAATTTTATAAAAGTAGGACCGAGTTCAATAATCTGTTCTCTCGTCCATGCACCAAATTTTACCTGATCCTTTTGAAATTGTTTTCGTATCAAAAATTCACCAGCAAACTTCCACGTCCTAGTTTTATGTTTTGATGGTGGCTTTATTAAAATAGGTTTTAACGCACATAGTGCCATCTTACATTACACTATGAAAATTTTTTCAAATAATATTTGTGTGTATATATAAATGCGAGTTCACGTAATAGGTGCCGGACCAACCGGTATGTCAGTCGCATGGGAAATACTCAGATCCACAGACCATCAAGTTACAATATACGATCGTAAAGAATCTGCAGGTGGATCATGGTGGGAACCATCTGGAGGTAAACGAGATTTACATGCACATAGAATTGTTTTTGATAACGCATTCGTAAACACGAATAGTTTATTCGAAGAAATGGGTATTGAATGGGATGATATGTTTCAACCCGTGGATACCGATGTATATAAAACAGTATTTAAAAACCTTAAACCAATGGATTATTTGACTTTAGCGTCACTTGCGGTACGTGTTTTAGCACAACCCGGGAGGTACAAACGTATAAGTCTCAAAGATGCACTTGGTGAACTTTCCGAATCGGGTGAAAAATTACTCAAAGCGTTACCTTTAATAATGGACGGAGTTGTTTGGCAAACTATGTCAGCATTTGAATTTGTAAAAAGTTTTGATCACGTGGGTCTGTCTAAACAATACGTTCAAAAGGTTTCGGGTAAGGTCATGTCCGACAAAATGCAAAAAGCACTCGTAGATAAAGGTGTTACGTTTATGTTTGGTCACGAGGTTGAAAAAGTACATTACGAAAAAGATGGGTACGAAGCTACTTTTACAAACAAAACGAAAATAAAGGATGATATGCTTGTTTTATGTATAGATAACAGTAAAGCGTTACAATTGGTAGGCGAGAATTGGGGTAAAGATACCCTTAAAAAAATTGGTCCAAGTACGTACGGGTGTATTAATATTTTATTGGATTATGATCAGGGAATTCGTTTACCTAAAAGTGATTTAGAATATGCTATGGAAACTGAGTTTAATTTACAACCAGTAGTCCTTAGTGATGAAAAGACCATTTCATGTGTTATATGTAATCTTACCGAAAAAGTTTTATCGACCGACCCAGAAACACTTAAAAATGAAGTTATTAAACAATTATGTGTACCAAAACCAACGAGTATTCGTATAGGGTGGGGGTCGTATTGGAACGATGGGAAGTGGTCTTTCGAACAATCATCAGGTGTTTTGAGTTTATATGGTCAGGTTCCATTTTACGGAGAATCTTCTAAAGTTGCTTTATGTGGTATGATGTCTGAAAGAAAAACACCCTATTCGAGTATAGAAGCCGCTATAGAAGTTGGAAAATCATTTTGTCACGAAACATTCGAAACGAGAAGACCATTACAACCAGTTTTGATTACACACGTTTTGTTCATTATTTTAATATTATCACTAATACTTATTTACACGCGTAAAGATTAAAGTATGAGTTTAAGATACAAAAAATATAAACTAATACACAAACTCACCAGGGATGATACAGCGACTTGATATATCTCATAGTACACTCCATATATCGAATATAATAATAAACCTGTCACGTTTACTATTATAAATGTAGTACTTATATCTTCAACTTTTTTAGTTATACGAGCTTTGTATATTTGAGGTATTAAATTTAATGTTAAGAGTATTCCACCTAACCATCCAATAATATCTATATATATCATTATGTTATTTAAAAACTAAAGTTTTATATATATTATTAATATGGTGTATTCGGTGGAAGCTACCGTGTACGAACCAATGTATGATTATAACGAAAAAAAATATATGAAAATTGCCGTACCCGATAGAGTTCGTGATTATATACTTGGTTTACACGTAAATAGATCCGATACTATTCTTTTTCCAGACAAACTCGACGATCCACTCGAAGGTAACGTTTTAAAAGTAAAAGTTCCGTTTAGGTACCGTCGCGTTATGTGTAATGTCGATGGAGACACACCGGTTCAATCACTTAAAAAAGGTGATACAGTTCTCACTGAACTTCAGTTTAACGGGGTTTGGAATGCTCACGAACATAGTGGGTATTCATGGGTACTAAAATATATAAAGTATAAAAACTAAGAGTAAGAAATGAGTCTTACACGCTCGGGATATCTCACAGGTGAGACACCGGAAATAAAGAAAGAACTCACGGTACGTGCCGTTGTAAATACAGAGTTCGGGTTTCCGCCGCCTCCCTTTAAGGTATTCAGAAAAACGAAAACAGGTTTATGTGTTCCCCGATTTTACGGTGAAGAAAAGTTTGGTAAAGCAAAAGAAGATCGTCGTCCTAAGCCAGTTAAAATATCTTGTAAATTTAATGGAAAACTTCGTGATGAAACGCATCAAAATGATGCTTTGGCGGCAGCACTCAAATCTGGGCACGGCGTTCTCTCACTTCCTTGTGGCTTTGGGAAAACGACAGTATCCTTGGCCATAGCATGTAAACTCGGGTACCGAACCATGATTGTCGTACACAAGGAGTTTCTCGCGAACCAATGGAAAGAACGTATTCAACAGTTTTGTCCCGGTGCCACTATAGGTGTAGTACAACAGAACAAATTAGAAACCGATTGTGATTTTGTTATTGCTATGCTCCAATCACTTTCTTTGAAAGAGTATTCATTTAATGATTTCGATACTATCGGTACTCTCATCGTTGACGAAGCACATCATATATGTGCAAAAGTATTTTCCCAATCTCTTTTTAAAATGTGCCCAAAACACATTTTTGGACTCTCGGCAACACCGACTCGTAAAGACGGACTTACGAAAGTTTTACATTGGTTCATGGGACCAACATTCTTTGCAATTGAACGTGAAAATCAAGAACAGGTTGAAGTGTTTCCAATTGAATATACATGTCCACGTTTTCAGGATCCACCACCATGTACGCGGTTCGGTAAACTTTCGTTAGCGACCATGATTACCGAACTTACCGAAGATCGCGGGAGAAACATCGTTATAGCAAATCTTATCAAAAATATTGTTAAGGGGACGCGTCAAGTTCTCGTATTAAGTGATCGTCGACACCACTGCGAAGTACTCCACCAAAGTTTCAAGAAAACTTCAGGTCTGTATATGGGTGGTATGAAAGAAGTTGATTTAGCTGAATCAAGTAAAAAACAAATCATATTTGCGACGTTTAGTCAAGCACACGAAGGTCTCGATATACCTTCACTCGATACAGTTATACTTGCGACCCCTAAGTCTGATATTGTACAATCGATTGGACGTATTATGCGTGAAACGCACGGTAAAAAGAACAATCCGCATATTTACGACATGTTCGACCAATGGTCTATATGTCACGCCATGTATAATAAACGTCTCAAAGTGTATCGCCAAGGTGGATTCAAAATACCAAAACAAAAACCTGAAGAACCTACTGATTTCACTAAAGGGAAATGCCTCATTTTACCATGAAAATAATCATTCGTATTTGTAAGAATGGCTGGTTGTAATACAGGTCGTAATATACAAAAGTATAAAGGAGCCGCAGCATCTACACTCCAGGATGCTTTAGAAAATGGAAACACGGCATCTCTCAATATTAATTTATCGTCACCAGCCGTATTCGTAGGTGACGGTGGTGGTTTATCAAATATAAATGCAAGTGCTACTTCGGGTAATTTACAAGCGGTTACGGATAATGCTGCGACTACAACAAACAAAATTACACTCACGAACGGTCTAACTTCTTTGGTAACAAGTGGTAATGTTCTAGTCACGGGAAATGTAACCGCATCTTTTTTTCGCGGTGATGGTGGTACACTCTCGAACGTCGCTGCAAATAAAAATTTTCAAGAAGTTACCGATTTCGGGTCGACGAGTTCAAACAAAATTACGTTAACGAATAGTGCTACTTCTTTACAAACGACTGGTAAAATAGTATCTTTAACTTTAGAAGCGAATGTTAATGCAAGTAATATAGTAACTGCCGATGGAAGAGGTATTAACCAATTAAACGCGAGTAATGTTAGCATTGGAACACTTGCAATTGCACGAGGTGGAACAGGTGCAGATACGGCTTCGGCAGCTGCATCCGCACTTGGTGTTGGAACGGAAGATTCACCCCAGTTTACGGCGATAGAATTGGGACACGCATCAGATACAACATTAGCGCGTTCGAGTGCAGGTGTTGTAACGATTGAAGGTGTAGAGATACGAACGGGAACGGTTCCGGTTGCAAAAGGTGGGACAGGTGCAGCATCAGCTTCGGCAGCTGCATCCGCCCTTGGTGTTGGAACGGAAGATTCACCCCAGTTTACGGCGATAGAATTGGGACACGCATCGGATACAACATTGGCGCGTTCGAGTGCAGGTGTTGTAACGATTGAAGGCGTAGAGATACGAACGGGAACGGTTCCGGTTGCAAAAGGTGGGACAGGTGCGGCCACCCTAAACAATTTGATAACTATGGGTACACATACAACCGGTGATTTTGTTGGAACTATAACGGGAGGTGATGGTATTGCGAGTTCAGCGGGAACAACTGGTGAAGATACCGATCATACACTATCCATAGATGCAAAAGCAAATGGTGGTTTGGTTATTGAGTCCGGTGAACTCGCTGTTAAACTAGACGCAACGTCCATAACGGGTATATTGGCAGTAGGTGATGGTGGGACGGGTGCGACCACCCTAGATAATTTGATAACCATGGGTACACATACATCGGGTAATTTTGTACAAACTATAACTGGGGGAGACGGTATAGCGAGTACAGGTGCGACATCTGGAGAAAACATAGCGCACTCATTATCTGTCGACGCAAAAGCAAATGGTGGTTTGGTTATTGAGTCTGGTGAACTCGCTGTTAAACTAGACGCAACGTCCATAACGGGTATATTGGCAGTAGGTGATGGTGGAACAGGTGCGACCACCCTAAACAATTTGATAACTATGGGTACACATACATCGGGAGATTTTGTTGGAACTATAACTGGGGGTGATGGTATTACAAGCACAGCGGGAACAACTGGTGAAGATACCGATCATACACTATCCATTGATGCAAAATCAAATGGTGGTTTGGTTTTTGAGTCCGGTAAACTCGCAGTCGATCTAGATGCCTCTTCGATTACAGGTACATTGGCAGTAAGTGATGGTGGGACGGGTCATGATAGTTATGTTGAGGGTCAAATACTCATGGCTAATACTGTTAATGGATCGGTCACTTTAACTAAACTCACACCCGGTACAACCGGACACTTTCTAAAATCACAAGGTGCTGGTAGTCACCTCGAATGGGCGAGTGTAGCCGAAATAGGTTCGGCGACACCTGGTCAACTTATCATGGGTGATTATCTAACGGGTGGTCCCACCACGTTAGCGGAAGATACGACAATTGCAGCGGATGCTACCACGACAAATACCGCGAATAAATTAGTCGCGAGGGATGGTTCGGGTGATATATTCGTTCAAAACTTATACACTGCTGGTGGTATTGAGTTGGGAGACGCCACGGATACAACCTTAGCCCGTTCAGAGGCAGGTAAAGTAACGATCGAAGGTGCAGAAATACGAACTGGGACGGTACTAATTGGAGATGGTGGGACGGGTGCAACAACTGCGGCAGCGGCTGCAACAGCTCTCGGATTAGGAACGGGGAATTCACCCCAGTTTACGGCTATTGAGTTGGGAGACGCCACGGATACAACCTTAGCCCGTTCAGAGGCAGGTAAAGTAACGATCGAAGGTGCAGAAATACGAACTGGGACGGTACTAATTGGAGATGGTGGGACGGGTGCAACAACT